CATCACCCAGATGCAATTTCAAATGGCTTGCACAGGGCGCAAATGGACTGACTATGTTTCATTTGACCCCAGAATGCCAGCCAAGGCGCAATTGTTTGTCAAACGGGTTGACCGTGATGACGCATATATCGCAGAGATTGAAGCAGAGATTGTTAAATTTCTTGCTGAAGTCCAATCCCAAGTTCAACAACTCAACGCAATCATTGAAAGCAAATAATGTCTAAAGTCAAAAAAGAAATCACCGCCATCGTGGGCCAGTACACCAACAAAGAAGGCCAGACCAAGAACCGCTATCAACGCATTGGGTCAATCATTGACACACGCAATGGGGAAATGCTCAAACTGGACGTAATCCCTTTAAAGGAAAACGGCTGGGACGGGTGGGCTTATTTGAACGACCCCAAGCCTTACGAACCCAAGGGCTTGCCAGCAGACAACGATGATGACCTGCCGTTCTGATCATGTTTGATTTCATATTTCCGCGAGTGCGTAAATCTGACCCGCTGACCTCGTTTGTGGCAGCGGATTCAGCCAAGGAATTGGCTAAAAAGCACGGTTCAATCATTGTCCAATGCCTTGTCCAGCACGGGCCATTGGGCAAAGATGGAATTGCTACCCACACGGGTCTGGATGGCAATCAAGTGGCACGGCGTTTAAAAGAACTTGAAACGCTGGGCTGGATTGAGTTAACAGGCAAAACAGTCGCATCTAAATCAAAGCGCCAGGAAAGGGAATGGCGCACAACTTTAGTGAGGGTTTGACATGAATGAAGAAGATGAAGCATTTGAGGATTTAGCAAAGCGACAAGGGGATTGGGGTATGCAGGGGTCACGCAAACACCAGATCATGCGCTTTGCTGAAAACGCTGAACGCAATGCCGTCATTGAGGAGATTGCCCAAGAACTGGATAAATTTGCTGGGCCGTTTGGCAGGGACACCGTTCAATCGTTTGCGGCTTTTGTGAGAGGAATGAAAAAATGAAAGCACGAAAAGTCTTTATTGCGCTGATGGCCTCCAAAGGCTACACAGATGCTGATTTGCACATGACTGGTGACAAGTACACCAACCCCGCTATGCAGGGCAGGTGGAACTATTTTTTAGCAGGATGGGAAATGCGGGGGGTCATGTGATCGGATTGTTGATAATCCTGTGCCTGGGCGCTGCCGTTGTGGTGGCAGTTGCCTGGATATTCGTTCAAATCCTGTTATGGATGGAGGAATAACGCCCGTTCATCCTGGCGGCGTTTAACCAGCCCTGGCAAGACTTTGCCACCGCCCTTGGTGTACTTTAGGAATTCATCCGCAGCACCCGCCTTGTCGCCTCTAAGAACCTTCTGGCGTAGCGTTGAACGCTGGGTTGTTCCCAAGCCGCAGTTAAAAGAAAAAGAAACAAGACTGTCAAACATCCCTTGGCTGAGATCGACAGGAAATAAAGTGTGTACTCCACGTTCAAACCTTGTGAGATCGTTTCTGAGAATGGCGTTTACTTCTTCTGCTGAAAACGTGCGGTTATCTTCTGGGCGTAGCTGATAACCATCTCTTTGATCAACAGGCATCTTGCCTTGATCTGGGTATAGAACATGACCAACTCCAATCGTCCAAAGTTTTGCTGGGCAACGGTAAGGCTTAAACCTCACACCTTCATGGTGCTTGACCATCTCAACAGCTTCAAGGCTGATGTTCATTTTTTGAACGCTTGACCGCCAAACCAAAACGACACAATACAAGCCCAGATGATTTGCGTTTCGTCATCCCACAGGTGGTTTAGCGCCACATCAAAAGCCACGTCTGTGTGCCAAGCATAGTAAAAACCAAAGATTTCGACAAACATAAACATCACAAACATACCATAAGTGATGACGCTACGGGTTGCCGCCCTCATGTCAATCACCCAGGTCGATGCACCTTGGCCTAGCGCCACATCATGGGCATACAGGGCTTGGCGTTCTTGCATGGCAGTCTGGGCATTGGTGACCTCGGCGGTAATCTGTATCTGCTCAGTTTGGATATGCTCGATGCGTTCCTGTGCTTCTAGGCCAGCTTTTTTAAGGGTCAGTTCCCGTTCAGTCTGCATTGCCGCCAACGCCAGTTCATGCTTCTTGTCGGCACGGTCTTGGATGAATTCAAGAATTTTGGGCAGACCGCCCATCAGAAAACTGACTAGGGATGAAAACAGGGTTAGCATTTTTTAACCTTTTAAATCAAAACTTAGATTTGCATGGCGGGGGTATTGAACAACACGCTCACCCTCGGGGCATTTGTATTTGATCGTTGCCAGCAAAGTTGCCTTGCCTTCAGCAATCTTTTCTTTTCTCACCATCGTCAACTGGTAGGTAAACGTGTCAATCTCTGGCCCTGCTGGGCCGCTGAATCTGCTTGCCGTGGTGGTCGCCTCATGCACCATACCCGCCGCATCCCGAATGCTTGGCGTAAAACTCTCCACAGAACAATCGTCCCGTTTTTTTATTCGTGCAACAGTGACATTTATGGGTTGTCCAACCTCTGCCACAATTTTAAAATGCTCTGGTGACCATTCAAGAATAGCCCTATCAAACCAGCCAAACTTGTCAGCCAACGTGTAACTGCCACCTAATGCGGCAACGCTTGCGGCAACAGCGCCAATGGCTTTGGTTAAGTCAATCATGCTTTTCCCAGATTAATTTGATTTGCCAATCCAATGGGACACATAGCCCATTGCACTAGATATGGCAGACACCAGCGCCATGCCAGCCCAGAACCCGCCTCGGCCCTGATTGGCAAGGGCTACCAGTTGTTCTAGCTGGGCCTCCATCTTGGACATTTTCTTGTCCATGTCATCAAATCGGCGCTCGTAATCCTCGACCTTTTGCCAAAGAACGCCATATTTAACTAAGTCAATGTCTGCCATCATTGCCCCGTTTGTTTTGTACCAGCACCAGTTTCTAAGGCTTTTTCAGTTTCTTTTGTTGCCTTGTATTGCTGAACTCTGCTGCGAATCATTGACCCGATAGGTATGCCCATCTTGCCACCGCCAACAATGTTTGCGCCCTGTTCCATTGCATAAGCCGCTTTGTCTGCCATAGCGCCAACCAAGGTGTTGGAGTTATTAACAAACGCGCCACGGGGTTGGGCTTGGGTGTACCGCGCCACATTGCCCAAGGTTTTTAATTGGCTTGCCGCTTCTGGGTTAAATATTTCTTGAAGATTTTTAACATCCTCAAGTTTCTTCAACGCCCTGTTATAAGAATCTTGCCTAAAGTTGCCTGTTTCGTCAACGATGCCAGCTTTGTCTTTTAGCCAGTTGACAGTTCCCGCCGCCATGTGTTGATGGGCTGGAGAATCTTTGCCAAGGTTTTGCACCATAGTATTGATGTTTTTGTTGACCCCATTGATCACAAACTTGTCTATGTACTTGTCAGCAGGAACAATGTCATCCACTGCGGCTTTATATGCTGGGTCTTTTTTCAGCAAATCAAAACGCTGTTTGGCGAGTGATCTAGCGGTGTCTGCAAGGGGCTTAAGGGCGGCTGCGGCACTACCCTGCATAGGCAAATCTTCAAGCGCCTGACGCACGATGCTAGAGGCTTGGGCGGCATTGCCATCCCCGCTGCGCTCGGCCTTGCGAATCTCGGCGGCAAGGTTTGTCCGCATAGCCTCAAACTGTTCAAATGTCATAGGTTCGCCAGATTTAAACCGTTCCAATTGCGATTTAATGGACGATGGCAAAAACTCTGATTTAAGTTTCTTGCCCAGCATAGCCTCGGCATTGGTTGCCAGCTTTACCCCATCAACAGGGAATTGCCCACCATTAGCATCTTCCAAAGCCTTATATGCTTTGCTTATGTCAGAAGTCTTTGCCGAATCCATTGATTTGTACGCATCAATGATGCCTTGACTGTTTTCAATGGTTTTTGTGCCGTACACATCAGGGGCGGCTTTTTCCCGAATCAGTCCAAGGTTTTCAACTAATTGCCCGTTTTGTTCGTTAAAACGTTGGGCAAGTGATGGGTCTTTGCCTCGGCGGTTTTGCTCGTTGGACAGCTTGACAATATCGCCCGTGGCTTGGCCTTCTGTCAATCGCACAGGAATGGGCAAGGTGTCAGCCTCAATGTGCCGTTGCAAAGTGGGAATATTGACCTTTTCGGGCGGTATGTTTGCCAATGCTTTTTGCAGTTCTGGCGTTGCAACCGACAAGGCTTGCTTGATGGTTGTTGCATCTGGAACTGCCGCCGCGCCCATGTTGACCATCCCAGGTTGTGCGGGTTGCCCAGGTTTAACAATTTGCAACTCGGCGGCGGCTTGCTTTATTGGTGTGGTGACAGCTTGTACCGTTTCTTTCACAACAGGTGCAACTTCTTTAATTGCTTGCGGCACAGCGACAGACCCAATGACCATCATGTTTTTAATGTCTTGTTCGGGTATGCCTGTTTTTTGAGAAATCTGTTTGGGAGTCATTCCCAATTGTTCAGCCATTTTTTTGACTTGCTCAACAACAGGCTCAGTAATGCCGCCCAATGGCTTTTGATATGTTTCTTTACCTGTAAGGCCCAATGCCTTGCCCAAAGGCTTGTCAATGCTTGCGGCGGCGGCTTGCCCAGTTTGCTCTGCTCGTTCGGGCGTTTGTGCCGTTCTTGCCAATGCTTGTACTGCCGCACCATACGTTGCAGGGACAACCCCATAAAGGGTGTCAATTGCGCCAGCCACACGTTCGCCCAGATTTCTAGTGAACTCTTGTTTAGTCTCTAACCCACCTTTTAAGAACTTGCCAACAAGATTGCGAACGCTTCCAGGCTCAGTACCTTTGAAAAATCTTTCAGCCAATTCACCAGTGCTTGGTTGTTCGGCGGTGGTTGATGCGGTGGTTGGTGGTGCGGCAGGGGCTGCTTGTGCCGTAGATTCCCATAAATCAGCAAAGGTTGTGCCCTGTGCCGTTGGTTTTGCGGAAGGTTGCGCCATAGCTTGGGTGGCTGGCGCAACAGGTGCGCCTTTGCTTGCTGGCGCACGGGATATTTCTCTAGTCAATCCAGCAATGTCAGCTTCTAACCGCAATTTTTGCCCTGGGTCAGTCGCTTTAGCTAATCCCGTTTGTGCTTTTTTTAATTCAGCTTGCAAAATAGCCAAAGACCCCTGATCTCGCTTAGCTTGCACATCAGGGGCTATGCGATTAGGGGAAACGTCTGCTGGCGCATCCCAAAGTTCAGCGAGTGTTGCCATTATGGAATTATCCCCAACTGTTTGGCTTGCTTGATCTTGGCGCTCATTTCAGCTTGTTGTGCTGGTGTCATAGACTTTCTGAGTTTTTCCACATCTTCTCTAGACATATCTTGGAACAAACGTGGGTCAGCAAGACTGTTGAATTGCTGTTGTCTTTGTGAATACTGTGCGGCATCATTTTGAACAGGCGACAAGAAGTTTGCCCTAGCCATTTTCATTTTTTCAATGCCAATCATTTGGTCAGCAATTGCCAAAATAGCTTTTTCGTTTAGCTTTTTATTAGGCGTGGCAACCTCTGCCAATGCCCGTGCAGCATCTGTATTGCCACCAGCAAGGGCAAGCAATGCAGAATTCTTTGCCAATTCTTCAGTGCTGATTTTTTCGGCTTCATATGCTGGTATTCCAATTGCGTTAAGAATACCCGCAGCCAATTCTTTGCGCTGACCGCCAACCCCAGTAAATGAATCTGGGGCAAATTTCTTGATGTTTTGGAATATGGTGATGCGGGGCTGGGCATCCCTTGCATCTGCCATAGTGGTTTTCAAATCTTCTGAAATGCTTGCACCGCCAGCGCCAAGCAAACTGGTTTGTGCAGGGCCAAGACCTGTGGTCAAAGCTGGGGCATTACGCTGAGACATTGGGCCAATCAGACGTTTTTCCCCAGTAAGTGGATTTGTAATTTCTGTTGTTGGTGGCACTTGCACATCTTGCAAAGTTCCTGGCAAAACTGCCCCAGGTGTATAAGGGCCAAATTGACCAGTTTGCACAACGCCTGTTTGCGCCCCAGTAGAAATCGGCACACCACTTGGCTGCAATGCGGTCAATCGTGAACCTTGGTCAAGGGTTGAAAGTAACTTGTCTTTCAAAAACTGACGCAAACCCACTGGGTTGGTTACAGCTTGTTCAAGATATGGGGCAATCAATTGATCGGCTTTTTCCTTTGGAATGCCCAAGGCAACAGCTTGGTCATCAGCATACTTTTTAACCCTTGCAGTCAATTTATCTTTGTCTATTTCGTTCGGGTTTTGTTCTGCCGCAATGATCAATGGGTTGTTAATTAACCCTGTTAAACGATTAGCAATTGCAATCACTTGATCGCCAGCAAACTTCATTTGCGCGGATTGTGTGCCCGTTTCAGCAGTCTTAAAGCCTTCCTGTGCGCCAAAAGAACTTGCCATGTCTTTTAGGTATGCCAAGCCCGTTAAAGGCGCAACTTCACTTGTAATTTTTGCGGCTTTTGCAGGGTCATATTTGCCATTAGTTGTGTACAGATTTGGGTCTGACATAACCGTTTGCATATTGCGGCGTTCTTTGTCTTTTTGTTCCTCAACAGTCAATGCAATTTCACCCGTTCGAGTGGCTTGTTGTTGTTGTTGTAACGCCAGCGGGTTGACTTGCTGGGCTTGCTGATAGGCTTGCGCCCCCCTTGCAATGCCAAGCATATCGGCAAGGGAAGTCTGGGGCACAGGTTTAATCTCTGTGCCAAGCATTGGGACATTAAAAGTTGCCATGTTTTATCCTACAAGATATTGGCTAAAACCTTGATCGCTATATCCCGTGGGCAAGTTCATCATCCCAGCAGTTCCTGCTTGTGGGCGCAACAAAGATGCCAAGGTTGCGGCGTTTCCTATTCCCTGCATACCCCCTGCCATAGCGTTTGCAGCCCCAATCTGACCAGCACCAAGGGCAGATGCGCCCCCAATGCCAAGTTGCCCAATGTTGCCAGCAGTGCTTGTGCCAAGATTTGCGGTTTGCCCAACAGCAGTTTGTCCAATGCCAGCAATCCCTGCCAATCGGTTGTAAACGTTTCCAAGCCCCGTTTGCTGTTGATTAAACTTTTGGGCTTCTTGCGTCATGTAATTATTGAGGGCGTTTTGATAGGCATTGCTTGCGTAATCTTCGGCAAATTTAATCCCGCCTCGTTCAACGTTAGAACCGCCGCCGCCAACATTCATGGCTTGACGGGTTGCGCCCAAGCCTTGGGCTTTCATAAACTCATAGTTTGGCGCTAGGTTTGTTTGCAAATCGGCAGCGGTAAATGGTTTGTATCCCGCTGGCAATTCTGTCAATTGCGGCAACATCGTGCCAATTCTTGCTAATGCACCAGTTCCAGCAACCCGATATGGTTCTTGTTGCTTGTTTAGAATGTCAAACATTTCCCGCTGTTGACGGGCGGCATCTTGAGTGGCTGCATATTGCTGACCAGCGGCAGATGTTGCAGCACCCGCTTGCTGTTGCGAACCCATGTAGCCCAATAATGCGCTACCGCCAATTGCTACCGCAACCCAAGTCATATCATTCCCCTTTTAGCTTTTTAATGTCATTTCTGGCATCAAATAACGCTGTTGTATCTGGCTCAATCAATTCGGCTTCAATCTCGTCAAGATCGGTTTTATCAGTTCTGTGAATCGTAATGCCAATGGCATCAGTCACAGCCAGAGTTACCCGCTTTGTCCCAGGCTTGGATTCGATCACATCCCCTGCCTGGAGGCGCTTCATGCCGCTTTCTGTCCATGCGATTATCTCGCCTTTAGCACATAAAAAGAAGTGGGGTTCTTTATGAACTTTGCCCACAATCAGCGTCCCAGCAGGGCGAAACAGTTTTCGCATATACATTCCAGGGCTAAACTGGTGTTCTGTCACCAATTCGGCTTGGGGCATGGCCACCATCTGGGCCTGGAGGCTTTCTATTTGTTCCCGTGAAACATGGCTAGGCAGGTCAAGGTCGTTCAAAACGTACCCCCTTTGACCCCATTCAAGGCTGTGAAATCGGTAAATTTACCCGCCGCAGGGGTTGTCAAACCAATGGTAGTGCTGTTAATTATGCTGTTGGTGATGGTCACATTGGTAATTGACCCACCAGTGATGTTGGTGTTTGCCACATTCAACGTGATGATGTTGGGATTCATTAACCACTGCAACCAAGGAATGCTAGGCCGTCCCGTGGTTTCATCAAGAAATGCCGAATAGGGGATATTGATGTTGCTGTTGGGGATTGCGGTTGCCATCAGTTATCCCCAGCAGACATTTTCAGTTCGGCAGACACAATGACCGCTTTCACAGGGTCACTAATCACCACCTCAAAAATCCTGTCGCGTGACCAGCCCAAGCGCCTCCACAAAGCACGATTGACATAGTTACCAATCTTGCCAATGCTGACCCAATGTTCATTTGAAAAAGTAGAACCGCCATCGTTTGACCATCTCAGCATGGCTTGGGGGTCGTTACCCTGCCCAGTATTTAACCCAACCCCTGGTTGAAACTGAATCTGAAAAGAATCAAAATATTGACGTTGTAAGTCTTGGGTTAGGTGAATGGCTCGGCGCAGTCTGCGGATTGTGTTGCCGTTGTCTGTATATACAGAATTATCCAAACTGTAAATCTTGCCATTCTCAAAGTCACCAACAATGTTTTTATTGGCAAAAAATGCCGCACAGTTTGACCGATGGCGCTTGTAAACCGCTAGATTGGAATCCCAAGATAACCACTTGTGCCAGCTTTTGGTTGACAGGTCATAAACCCAAGTAAGGCCATATTCCCCAACGCTGGGGAAGGTGACCACATACATCTCATGGCCTTCAATCTGGTATGTGTAGGCAATGGCATCAGAAACCACAGAATTCAACAATGACTGTTCAACAGCGTGAGTGCTGATTCTGACCCAGGTGTAACCCTCCATCTTTTCAATGGTTGCCGCACCCCTGTTGTCTTTTGCTACACAAGCAAACGTTTCACCCAATCGGGCCAGCGAATACTTGGCAACAATACCTGATTGACTTGAAGTCCCTGGCACTCGTTGGAATGGGAAACTGGTAATCCCTGCGATCACGTTGCCCACATCTGTCCAAACCTCGGTGGTCACTTCCCCAATCAAATACACCTGTCGCTGGTTCACAATCAGCGTCACCAACAGGTCAGATGACCCATCAGCCGTGCCGTACAGGGCTTGGGTGGATAGACTAGACCCAAGGTCAGTACACGCCCAGTTCTGCGTTCCTGGCTCGTTATAGATGTTGTAGTTGTCAACCACATCAACCACAGAAGCACCCTGCCAAGGGCCATCAGTGCTTGGCA